TTGAAAGCATAGGTTTGCTGAAGAGCTTTAAGCAGTCCTACATACCGTACAACAAATAGGTTATGTACAATTATGCAAGAATATGGAATAACTATAGCTCTCAGCGCACAAGCAATAACACTGCTATTATTCGGTGTTCTTGGTTTTTTTCTACGCCGTCTGGTGTCTCAGGTAGACTCAATGGAGCATAGAGCAAGCAAGGTAACACTACGGTTAGACAAAGAGATGTCCTCTGTAAGAGAGGATGTGGTCAGACTAGAGGCCAACAGCGGCAACTTCAATGAGTCTCTAAAAGAGGTTAAGGCAACACTCCTTATCCTCAGTGAGAACATCCAGTGGATTAGAGAAAGGATGGTAACTAAAGATTAGCTATCTTTCTTTGTAGCTCTAGTCTTCTCTTCTGCATCTCTAATCTACTCTCGGCTGGTTGCTTCGGTAGCTCTCGCGAGAGGTGTCTCATTTCTATTCTTGATACAACCTTACCAAGACTTCTCTCTGGGTCATCGCTACCAATACCAACCGCTATCCTATGGAGCTTAGGTTGTAGCTCTTCCGCTGCTTTCCTAGCTACGGTATAGGCTGGCTCTCCATCCAGCAGCTTCTCTATAGCGCACCTCTCTTCCTCTCCATCTATCCACTCTAGTTTGATTGTCTTCTTAGCACCCTTGATTAGACCTTCGTTCCTCATCAGGATACCTGCTAGAGCCAACGCTAAGGGGTCGTGAGTGGACTTTGGCAGGTCATCTGGGTCTTTAGGTGCTGGCTGTCCTACAAGGCGTTTAAGGGCAGCATATGGGACACTAAGAATATCTGATACCTGTCGTAGAACAACATCCCTAGCTACTGGTGGGTAGGAGCGGATTACAGGGACTGCTTCGTTAGCTGCTGCTTGGCGACCATGTGGTGTTTTGTCGTGGCTTCTAGACAGTGAGCGTAGCCATGTAGAAAGCAATGGCTCTGCTTCTTCTATCCTATCCATGAGTTCTTCTAGAGACTTAGAGGTAGCGTAGTCAGCCGGGTCCATCCCATCTGGAAGGTTAACCATAAGAGAATCAATGTTGTTCTTTGCCAGCATTGGCAGTGCTTTAGAGGCTGCTCTCCTACCTGCATCATCAGAGTCGAAGAAGCATAGTGCCTTGTCTGTTAGCTTAGAGAATAGCTTAATATGGTCTTTAGTAAGGGCGGTACCACAGGCAGCAACTGACTCTGTTATCTCCGCTTGATGAAGTGCTATGACATCGAAGTATCCTTCAACAAGAATCACTCTACTCCACTCACGAATAGCTGGGATGGCTTTCTGTATACCAAAGAGCACATTAGATTTTCTATAGAGGGTAGTCTCTTTCCCGTTGATGTACTTCGCCTTGGCGTTGCCGGTGATGTCTCTTCCGGCAAACGACACCAGTTGTCCTATCTTATTTCGTATAGGGAAGATTACTCTCTCTGAGAAGACACAGGTCGGTAGACCATGGCTGATTCTAATTACACCAGCACTCACGGCAGCATCCACTAAACCCCTATCCCTAAGTTGAGAAACAAGATCAGACGATGAACTAGGGCAATACCCAAGACCCCAATCACGAATAGATTGTTCAGATATCTTTCTGTCTGCTAGATACTCAGAAGCAGGGCTGTTGCTTATGGAGTAGTGGAAGTAGTCAAAGGCAACCTGAAGAGCGGCCCTCATGTCCTCCCTAACCTTGTTCTCCTCGTCACCGAGGTCGTTGTCTACATTGATATTAAATCTATCAGCAACATACTGAACAGCATCAATGAAACCCAAGCCTTCAAGCTTCATGGGGATGGTAAAGATATCACCACTGGCACCGCAACCATGACAATAGAATACACCGCGTTCTGGCTCAACATGTAAACTGGGTGTTTTCTCTGAGTGGAAAGGGCATACAACAAAAACATCACTGCCTTTCCTCTTGACTTTTGCATAGTCACTAAACAACTCTTCAATACTAGAGAGGTTGCGTACATTTTCAATAGCGTAATCATTCATATTAACTCCTAATTGAGACATGGTTGTGAGGTTCAACGAACTAGAATAATCCGTTGAGGTATGCTGATGCCACCCAAAGTGCGTCAGCTTCGTTATCATCTTTCAATTCCCAGCGTTCATCCTGCCATTGTTTTTTTGCGCTGGTCATCATTTCTTCTTTGCTTGCGTTTCCCCTTCCAGTGGCGTGCTTCTTTATGGTGCCAACGGGGATGCTGACATAGGGAATCTTTGACTCTCTATCCTCAAGCACAGACTGTAGTGTCGCCATCAACCCACCGTATACATGGGCAGCAGTGACACCACGGTGTCTCCTTACTTCCTCAAAGGCAACATGAACACTAACTCCTTGAGGAGATATGTCGAAGCACCACTTATCAAGCAACGCTCTGAGTTCGTTAGCAAACCTAACATACCTCATGCCACCGCCTTCGTGACGCTTTGGTGAGAAGTTCCAAGTCCCAGAAGCGATACGCTCACCGACTTCACTTAGCACACCGTTACTGAGCACAGCCCAGCCGCACTTGGTTCCTAAGTCTAACCCTATAATGTAATGTGCTTTCATCTACCTAGTCCTTGTTGGTGTCCACCACCAACTCTCTTCAAATGGTCCATGCTTAGATGAGATTACCTCATCAAAAGAGCTTATCCATTCATTGATATGGTGCCGGGTTGGTGGGAACAGCCCTTTAATTCTACCGTCTGGGCACCTAGTGCCAGACAACCAATCGTAGATACAGCTTAACTCTGTTCTACATCCTGTATTTATATATATGCTGTGCTGCATAGCCGGTACACTAGCAAGGTGTTTCTTGATTTTCATCAATCTATACCTTGCTAGTGTATGGCTTTTGCTTGAGCCTCTACTCAAGATAGTTATCATCCGTAGCTAACCAGCGAACGGTACCAGCGTCATCAACAAAGATGAACCCCTTAACCTTCCCGCCAGAAGCAAATATCATTCTGGTTACATGGTCGTACTTGATAAGGCTTATGCTCTGTTTAATGATTCTCTTGTCCCAAGGTATTGGAATACAGGGAACTATAGAATCATCCTCAACATCAAAGCCGATATGATCACTATCCCCAGTCATTGACATCATTACTTCCGTTACCGGAATTAGGTAGTCCATTGCCAGATGGCGCAGGGTTTCCAGTATCCACTGGTCCATGTCCTGAACCGACCGGAGGACGGGAGCTACCATTGGGGCGGCCCTCCCCCATGCTCTCTGTTTGGTTACTGTATCCAAGCCCTTGCGAATTAACCTTTTCGACATTAAACGCAGTAAGCGATGAGTAGTACGCCGTTTGCCCATTCTTTTCTACCTTGCGTGTTGTGTACTTACCTTCACACATAACAAGCTGACCAACTCGACAGTTGCGTACATTATCTTGCGCCCTTGCTCCCCATATCTGAACGGTATGGTAGGCATCGTACCGAGTGCCACCGCTTGTTTCCCAAGTCTTAACCCTAAGATTTAAAACGCTCTTCTGACCTACTGCCCGTTCTTCCGGGTCGTTCACTAGCTCGCCAATTATTAAACATTTATTTATCATTCTTATTCTCCTACGAACACTTTCATCTTGGTGTACTTTTGAAAAAACCCAGAAGAAACTGCTTTCTCTTGGGCTGACGGCCAACAAGTTCTCCAGTGAGCACACCAGTCACATGGAAATCTTAATTGACCCAAAGTTTTTTTAGCTGTTGATGGACCGAATGGTCTATCGAACTCCTCTGGAGATTGAGAGTTTATGATTGCCTCATACTTCTCTACAATCTCACGCTTAATGTCCATGTCGCACTGAACCCAGTGTCCCACAATTGGCCATGTCTTATACCAAGAACCATCATCCCTTAGCACAGCGTCCTTCGCAGTAACATTTTTACCGAAGGCAATCACATAGCTTAGGTTGAAGTTCTCTCCTGTCATCTGCTGCTTCGCCAACTGATAGGCTTGCGTCTGATAGTTGTACAAGTCGTCCTTGCCCAGCCCACCTATACGAAACTTCTTAAAGGCGTAGTCACTCATGGACTTTACCTCTAAGATTGCTCTTGCATAGGTGGTTGTTTCTGTACCATCAGAGGACACACGCTTCACAGGGACAGTCATTACCCCGTCAGGGTGACCAGAGATACGGGCCTCCCGGCCATCATCTAAAGGAATGTTAAGGAACACTGTCTCTTGATTAACATCTGTAGACTCAATCTTTATGTCAGTCCCAACGATTGCCTCATGTAAAGCTGCAACAATAACTAGCTCAACAATATCTCCGATAGCAAAAGCTATAGGAGAGCTTGCATCACCAACGAAACCATTGGGCTTGTAGTGATGGTAGTTGTAAGCTAACTGTCTGATACACTGGCCACAGTTACTAAGCCTAAGACCACCGGATGGTGACGGCCCCTCCTCTAATTGTCTAACAAGAACCTTACCTATCGCGGTAGGGTCGAAGTCAGACTTCAATCCGTACCCCTTCATCAATCTCTCTCTCACCATAAGGGCGAGGTCTGGCACCAGTATTGTTTCAAATGGTGATGTCTCTACTTCTTTCCATCTCATAATTACTCCAATGGTTTTTCATCAGTAAAATAAAGTTTATCTACTAGAACGATAGTGTTCCTTCCTTCAGAGCCCAGTCTTCCCATGACATGAACAACCTCATCAGCCGCCTCATCGCACAGTGTCGCTGCGTTCTTTCCAAAGGCTAGAATCTTTACAAAGGTATCGAACCTTGCCTTCTCCAAGCTTGGGTTTTTAAGAAGAGCACGAGCCTTCTTGCCACTAGAAGCAGAAGGACCGCAGTCCTCAACCTCTGTGACTAAGCCACAGAAGCTAACCAAGTTTGGGTATTGGTTTCTAAATCCCATTACTCACCTCCTAAAACGGAACCTCGCTGTTCCCGACCTCTTCAAAATATTGGTTGACCTTTTGATTAACAGTGCCAGCCTCGTACCATTTGACTACAGTATGAGAACCAATTGACATCTGCTTATCGCTTGCCTTGGTAGGATGTTCAGCACCCTTCCCGGTAAACTTTCCCTCCTTAGAAGGAGCAGTAGCAGCCTCAACCACATGCTTCAGAGGGACATCAATATCCATCTTCTGAGCAACAACCCTAAACCTTGCCTCCCGCCGTACCCTCTCATCCTTTATGTGACGAACAAGGTCTTCGACGGACATTAAATGTCCTTGCACTTCTCGTATAGATGGTGCAACGCAGTAACCGTTCTTGGTCCAGACTAATCTTTCTTCTGGGATACCACTTGGTTTGTTTTGACTTGGCTTTGAGTATGTTCTACCGAGTTCGTAAAGGTGTCTACCCATTCCCCAGAGGACAGCAGCACGTTTGATTGCTCCTGAGATACCGCCTTTCTCTGCTTCGACCTTGGTATCTCCTGCTCCATCCCACTTCCATACCCACTCACTGGCAATTCTAATTCCAATGCCAGCGAGGGTCTTTGCTCCCTCCACTCTGATTTGTACTTGCCAGTTATGTGGACCCACCGCATTGTCTAGCCTCTCCTGTATACATCTACTATCAAGATAAGCCAGTATCTGAGCACTGCCATTCTTAGTCATAGACTGGACTCTCCAGTATATCTCTTCATCGACAAAAGGTTGTCTCAACCTGCTTAATACTGATTCAATGTTTCTTGAATCAATTTGTTGTGGCCAATTCTTTTTCGTCATACTACCTCCCGACCGGCTAATTCCGGTACTGCATTATAATTCGACAGCCGCTGGCTGTCAAGGAAAAGACCCGCATGAAAGGCAAAACCAACCCACGGGTACGCTACACCAGACCCGGAAACCGGGCCGAACGGTACCTCTATCGAGGCACCAACCGCTACATCCTGTTGGATGAGTGGAAGAAAAGAACAGCTTGTCGTATAGGGAAGAGCAAGAGAAGCGTCTATGTTCTTGTAGATGCTATGAAGATTCTTGAGGACAGCACCAAAGAGCTTGAGATAAACTTCAGAGAGCTTGTTTCTGGTACACTTGACCTCTACTTCAAGACAAGAATGAGTAGGAACTTCCCCATCTTCTACGAATACAAAAGGCTGTTGGATGTGCTGATACATGAATGGTACTACAGCACAGTTGAATATGATATTGAAAAAATTAAAGATGAACATGATGATGAACTCCTGATTGAGCTTCTTAGTTAGGTCCACTTCGGTGGCCACACTCCGCTCCACCATTCTGGTTCTGGTTCTTCTGAGTCGTATACTCTACCCCATGCTGTCTGTAGGCAGAGGTCCATGTCCTTTCTAGCCGCCTCCCTAGCAGCAAGGCTGATTAGTTGTAGTGGTTGGAACATGGTTGATAGTTCGTCATCGCTATAGACATCACTGCTGGCTACCTTCTTAGGTGGGTCGTAATAGAATGGTCGATAGATACCAAAGGCTAGACCAGCATCTTGAAGAAACTTATCTGATCCCCTGAAGTCAGAGGGGCTTGGCATACCTTTCTTTCCGTTTGAAATCCTAGTGTCTAGCACCCGATTGAACTGGGCCAGAGCAACGATGGCTACCCTCTCCTCTTTTGCTATCTGTCGGACGGCATCAGCAATAGAGTCTAGTCTAGTTCTCTCATCTTGCTTCCTGCCGTAGCCAGTGAGCAGTTGGATGTAATCAATCCATATCACCTGACAACCATGAACCCTCTTCATCTGTCGTATGCTAGAAGCTACCATATCTATGTTCCGGGAGACATCATCGACATGGATGGGTAGACGAGACACTTCGTTTAACCCCCAGCGGAATGTGTCTTGGTACTCTACATTGCCCTGAAGGGCTTCTCTTAGTGAGACACCGCTGAAGTAGGAAGCGAGCCTGTAAGCAAGCTGTTTGCTCCCCATTTCTACTGAAATTATTCCTTGTGGTATCCCAGCAATCGCACCTTTAGCAGCGGCAGCAAGCATAAAAGCCGTCTTGCCCATCTTCGTCCTACCACCAATGTAAGTCGGCAAACCCCTCGGCCAACCCAGATAGTGCCTATCAAAGCTAGGCATCCCAGTAGGAACAAACTCACTGATACCACTATCGCCTTTGCACATGCCATTGAAAGATACCTCCGCTTCGTTGATAACAGATTCCGCTGACATGATAGCACCAACGGCTCTTCCGTTCTTATTCTCTAGAACCATCTTCTCTGCGTATGCTCTGATCTCTTCTACTGACTCAGTACCTCCGACTATCTTAGTCTTGATGTCTTCCACTGAGGTCATAAGGGACCGTAGCACAGAGCAATCATAGATTACTTTAGCATAAGCTGGTAACTTAGAATCTATTACAGCATTATCTCCCAATGAATGGAGATATTCAACGCTGCCATACCTATCTTCGCATCGTTGTGGTCCCTCCTTTTCTATGAGGACATGTATGCTGACTGGTTCATTCTGTGAAACCTGTCGTTGTATCCATTCAAAGAGAAGGCTGTGACCAGAGGATGAGAAGTCATCTTTAGACAGGATGCCTTCTACTAACTCTAGTCCTAATCCTTCTCCTAATATCAGTGAACCTAGAACTACTCGTTCTGTTTCACTAGGGTATAGTTGATTCATTTGATTCTCCTAATTGAGATTGTTGTTATAAGTATCGTCGTTTCAATATAGTGAAACGAGGTATAGGGTACCGTTGCATCGTTTCAATATAGTGAAACGGAGTAGAGGGTACCGTTGCAACGCTTCGATTTGACAAGCTGCAAGCCACAAGCTATCTGGCTGGGAGGGAGGTGTCAAGGTGCGAAATTGTCAATCATCGAAAACGCAGGTTGATCCGTTGGTTTTGGCGGGTCGTGTTCTAGCTGTCTGGCGGGGTCAAGTCGGCATATCAGGGCGGGCTATGGCTCGACGACTGGAGGTAAAGCAACCGACATGGAGGAATGTTGAGCTAGGAGTTAAGCCACCGGGAAGAGTTCTGTTCATCAGAATGATACTGTTCCTCAAGCTAAAGAAGAAACAGATACTCTCACTCAGCACACTCTACCACTACCACAACATAGGACTAACAGCAGGAGAGAAGGAGATTGAAGATGCGCTAGATGCGTTCGACCTAGACCACTCTACCTTAGAGGCGGGATGGTAGCGGAATCAAAAGACCAGATTACATCCACTTCATCGTTCCTCAGAGGGAAGATAAAGTCTACTGATTTCTGTCATTACATAGCTACATATTCATTCATTAAGAATGGGAAGAAACGGAGGAAGTATGTTATCAATTTGGGTACAGTGATGCTGGGCACCCAATCATATTTCCTCGGCGCTTGCACTGGGGAGAGGTTCATCTTCTTGGGTCTTAATGGTAAGGTGTGGAGAATACCCGGAAAGCTCCTTAAAAATAACATCGTTGTCCCAGCAACCACGGACACCGATGCGATACGAGCGTGGGCAGACACTATCTCTCAGAGGATAGTCGATACCCTATCTCCAACCCTATCTCTCCAGATAACTAAAGAGACAAACATCAGGTACAACTCTATGGTTCGTTCACTGGTAGAGAAACGGATAGAAGAGTCAGTCATGCTAGGGCTTGAGAGGTCTTACACATACTATGCAGAGCACATCAACAGTGACTGGAACTACTATGATCTCCTAAGTCCACGGTATCCCACAATGAAACATGCTCTTTATGTTTCGCTGATGCTGGCGTTACCAGCTAAGACAGCAGCAACCCTTATAGAGATCGGCTCCCTCAGTGAGTTCCGGTGTCCCTTGATTAGTCCACAGATAGCTATAAACATATATCAACACGCTGTTCATCTGCTTTCTAAGCTGTGTCCAGAGTGGTGGAACAACGGTGCCTTTACTCGGTGGGAATACATCGGTAGTCTTGGTGACCTGTTCTACAAACAGTACGCAAACATTGTGGTTAACGCACACAACAAGAGCATTGACCTATCATCAGCAGCGGGTGCGGCTCGGACTGACCCGCTTGCTTCATACCAACAGCGAACCAGTAGTATAGAGGAGTAGTAATGTATAGGAAAAAACCAATCAAACCAGAAACCTTTGTCACAGCATGGCAGACCTCGGACTCAGTTGATGAGTTTTGTGAGAGAACAGGGATGAAGAAGAACTCTGCTGTAGTAAGGGCTTGTTCTTATAGGAAGAAAGGAATCAACCTAAAGAAGATGCCACGGAAGGGTGGTGGTCGTAATCCCCTAAATGTAAAACTGCTGAACCAACTTATCTCTGCTTCCACCGAAGAGGTGATAGAAGAACAAGAAAGCCCAGCAGTATTTAGTTGGCCTAAAATCCCACCCTGTTAAGAGCTGAGTGCTGCCTGTCCGTCTTGATAGGCTTGACCAAGGATATAACTAACGATGACTGTAGTTGAAGCAATCAAAGCCTCTGTTGGTGTGACCACACCTGTCATAGCTTCTAAAGCTAATGGTGTTACGGCACCCAAGAGAGCCATCCAGAACTTACGACTAACGAGTCTTGACTTTATATCATCCCACATACTTACCTCCTGATAGGAGAGTTCCCGATAACACCACTGTCAAAAAAAAACAAGGAGACAGAAACTATGGACGATCATGGAATAGATTTCGTTGGAGGAATTGTATTATTCACAGCCATTACTTATATACTGGTACATGCGGCGGCAGAGTGGTTAGCCAACGGATTGTGATGCCAGATATATTAAGAACATTTACAGGCTGGGAGTTGCTTGATATAAACATGTCAATCCATATTGGTCTGCTTCCGGGCAGACAGAAGCCTGTCCTTTATATGTTGGACAAAGACAATAACCCAACTGCGCTTGCGGTGTTCTCGGATAAGAAGTCTGTTGAGGCTGCAAGAATGTTATTGAACCGACTCGGAGAGGGTACATATGTCAAACAAATATAAGGCTGACTTGGTTGAGATGGGAGTTGTTCTAAAGGATGAGGGAGAAAAGACTCAGCTTATCCTAAATAGAAACCCACTTTCAATTGAAGGTTACCCAACCAGACTTATATGTGGCATGGGCATCACGCCTAAAGAGGCAGCGCGTAGTGCTATAGGTGAGGCAGCGGTAACGGTCGGTGGGATTGATATGTCAACCGAAGGATATAATAGAATAAATGATCTATCAACTGTTGAATATCTTGAGGACCAATATAGATACCTATGTGTTTTAATTCTTATCCCTATAGAAGAAGAGGTAAGAACTGAGGGCGGTGTTATCTTGTAGCAGAGAGGAGGGCAGCTTCAGTCAGTGGTCCTCGGACACCATCAACAACTAACTTATCACCGCAGGATCGCTGGAACTTAGTGAGTTGTTCTCTACTGTTTGAACCCCACACACCATCAACAACTAGGTTAGAACTCCAAGCGTTCAATGCTTCTTGCCAGTCTCTAACTGTGACGAGACTATCTTCGGGTGGTAGGTATGCTCTTACTGAATCAACCAACATAGTTAAAGCTGGACCCGGACATGCTGGCTTGCCAAAGTTATGATGACCCCACATCGCCTCAACGGGACAGTCAATTGATTTGTATAGATCATCATGGATTCTAGAGTTCTTATATGCACCCACTAGATGTGCCCATAAAACAAAGAGAGCATACACCTGTGCGAATGGAGGCCCAGCCATTCCCTCGCTGGAGTAATTGCCAGCACAAACAATGGCTAAGAAGTTATTGTTCGCGTTTGTCTTTGGGACAGGCGACCCGTGTCCACCTTGCGACCATGTTGCATCTTCTAAATCATTAGCCCAATAGATTACACCGGACCTATCTATATAGAAAGTATACAGTAGAGCGGGGCAGCCTGATGCTGATACATGATTAGGTCCGACATGGTACCGCGCTGTGTTGTGAACATCATCGCCGCCACCTGTATGGTGAACGACAACACCCTTTATGTCTGACAAAGAACGCTTACTGAAAGTTTTAGTTTCATGTCTAGGTAAATCTTCTCTTGCATCTACGAATCTAATCATAACTTCTCCTATGGTGATGAAACAATAACACTATAGGGGGCGGTTCGCTCGCTTCTGGACTTGTCACCCTGACAGACGGGGCTGAATGGGGCACTGCGGCGCTGGACTTGACAGCCAGTGGGTGGCGGGGTTACATTGTCGCTACCGCAACGGGGCGGTTTAACCGAAACTCAATCAGGAGAAACCATGAACGCACCAACCAGCGTTACTGTTAATAGAAAATCTTTAACCCTTAACCCAAGAAACATTATTAAATACTCAGCAGGAGTAAGAGGCTCTTCGCTAAGTATACTCGGAAAGAACACAGCTTCTAATCAGATGCTCAACCTAACTGATGTTAGGAATATGGTGTTCAACATCGAAGGCAAGCAGTCACCCAATGATATACAGAGGGAGACTAGGATGCTTCAGCTATCTATTGAGAATGGTCGTGCCTATGGCACAGTGTTCTACAGAGATAGAGTAGATGAGAAGATGCCGTTTACTAAGACTGCTCTTACTCAGCTTTTCCAGTATGTTGATGGCATTGATATGAGAAATCTTAGGAGTCACTGGGCTGTTGATAGCCGAGGAGATAAGCTGGCTTCTGCAATGTATGCTCATTGTTCTATCAACATAACTGATACCATGTTGATTAGAACTATAGACCGTGGCGGTGAGAAAGTCATTCGCTCAGTCCATTCAGCAGGACACAACAACTGCTACCAACCATTCAGCAATCTTCAGCTTGTTGATTCATTACTAGAGGGTGCTCCTGAGTATGCAGAGGCTCCTATCCTTGGCTTCACATTGAATGATGATGGGCTAAGAATTAGACTTGCTTCACCAGACATTCACGATGGACTCGTTACCCACCAGAGATTAGACAAGATTGAGGTTAATAAACCAATCAATACCTTTACCCTTAGAAACTCTGAGACGGGACAGGGTTCGCTTGGTATCGACGGTGGCATCTGGACTTTGGTTTGTTCTAATGGAATGAGTCAGTTCAGAAAAGAATACTGTAAGTCTACTCCTCATAGGGGTCAGGCAGACAGGCTAGTGGGCTGGTACTCTGGTGCTATTGAGGATGTTCTTACTGCTCAGTATGGTGTGATGGATAGGTATGATGAGGCATTGAATACTTATGTCGATGACATTCATGCTTTCACAATGATGATGTTTGAGGAGGCAGCAAAGCGTTCACGCCATGCTCCTGCTACTAACAAAGGAATCATTGAGGCAGTCAGGAAGAACGGTCTTTACGATGAGACTACTCCACAAAACAATAGTGTTGCTCAGGTGTCTCAGGCTGTTGCCTTGATTGCACAGCAGCAAGACTTTGAGGGAGAGCGATTGCTTGAAGAAATTGCTATGGATATTTTATACCGAGGAACAGCGATGGCTGACCCACAGGGTCGTGTTATTGTTCCGGTAGCTTAGATGTGAGGAGCGACTAGAGGTCATAGCTCCCGATAAATATAGGATACCTCCGAGTGGGTGCAAGGCCCACACTTTTTAACAATCCAATTAAGGAGATTAATAATGAATGTACTAATTGCTTGTGAATATAGTGGTCGTACTAGGTCTGCTTTCAGGGCGCTTGGCCACAATGTATGGTCATGTGACTTGCTACCATCAGTGGATAAAAGCCCTCGTCACATCCAAGGAGATGTACTAGATGTAATAAAGTCCAGAGACTGGGACTTGATGATTGCCCATCCTCCCTGCACATACCTTTCAAATAGTGGGGTACGTCACCTTCATACTGATCCTGCTAGGTGGTATAAGCTGGACGATGGTGCTGCTTTCTTTAAGACTCTGCTTGAGGCAGACATACCTAAGATAGCAATAGAGAATCCAATACCACATAAGTATGCTGTAGAGCGTATCGGTAGAAAGTATGACCAGCTAGTGCAACCGTGGATGTTTGGGGACAAAGAAAGGAAAGCAACCTGCTTTTGGCTTAAAGGATTAGATAAACTAACTGAGACAGACAATGTGAGGGAGGAGATGTTGAAGCTACCTAAGAGAGAACAACAGAGACTACATTATCTATCACCCGGACCTAATAGGTGGAAGATAAGAAGCACTACATTTCAAGGCATCGCTGATGCTATGGCAAAACAATGGGGAGGTGAGTGATGCCAAAGAATAACCATGAGAATAGGGCTAAGTTAGCCAAGTATGTTGTAGAGGTCGCCGACCTTCAGGACATAATCAACCAAAGAATACGAGAACTAATGCACCAATTTCAGTCCTGCGAAGATGACTTCGATGACTGTGCTATTGCATATCCAGAAGTGTTTGAGGTCTATGCCAAGGAGCAAACAGAGGAGGTGAGTGATGATTGACCTTGTAGGTATATGTGAACTGTGTGGCCAAGCCAGTGTGTGCGATATGTGTAGCGGTAAGAACACTCACAAAGCAATCGTAACCTTTGCAACCGAAGATGATTACAAACAA